AACCTTACAGCCGAGCAACGACTCAACAAAGCAGTGGTAGCTATCATGGGACACCCGCGCTACCTTGCATTGTCTGGTGTGTTGATGGTCGGTGATCGTGGTGTACGTGATGATATACCAACAGCATGCACCAATGGTCGTGATGAGTGGTATGGTCGTGCGTTCATTGAGGATATCAACGACAAGCAATTACGTTTTGTTGTGTTGCATGAGTGTTATCACAAGATGTACAAGCACCTTACTACGTGGCAACACTTACACAAAAAGTGTGCAATGTCAGCCAACAAAGCGTGCGACTATGTAATCAATCAGCAACTCGTTGATGACAATGAAGATGGGTTCATTGAGGGTATTGACGGCATGTGTATCGACTCCAAGTATCGTGGGTGGGACAGTGCGCGTGTGTTTGATGACATTTACAACGCCAGTTCGAATCCCGAATCTGGTGACTCACAGGGTAACGAGTCAGGAGATGGTGGCGGACAGCCTTCCCCTTCGTCTCAACAGTCTGACCAACAGCCGTTCGATGAGCATGACTGGGAGGGTGCGCAGGGTATGACTGCTGATGAGAAACAAGGTCATGCCAAGGAGATTGACGATGCTATACGTCAGGGTGCTATCACCGCAGGGAAAATGGGTACTGGGGGTGAGCGTACAGTAGCAGATCTACTCGAGCCACAAGTCAATTGGCGTGAGGTATTGCGTGAGTTCATTACTGATACATGTACTGGCTCTGACTATGCTACATACAACCGACCCAATCGCAGACTGTTACATACAGGTACGTATTTTCCTAGCGGTATCACCGAGCACGTTGACGAGTTAGTGTTAGCTATTGATACGTCAGGCTCTATCGGTCAGCGTGAGTTATCCGCTTTCCTATCCGAGATCAAGTCTATCTGTGACACTGTACACCCCAAGTCTGTACGCATTATCTATTGGGACACCGAGGTGTGTGCCGAAGAAGTTTACAGTATAGATCAGCTTGGCACTATCGTGACATCTACCAAGCCCGCAGGTGGTGGGGGTACTGATGTTAACTGTGTAACAAGTTACATGACAACCAATGGCATCACCCCGCAAGCCGCTATCATACTGACTGATGGCTATCTGTATGGTGGTTGGGGTACGTGGGCATGCCCAACACTGTGGTGCATACTCGACAACAAGGGTGCTACAGCTAACTGTGGTAAGACTATCCACATCAACTCAGGAGATATGGTATGAGTGAATCATTCAGCATGGGTATGGAAGCCGTACACAAGCGCATGGCGTGGGACAGGGCAGTCAAAGAGGTACAAGTAGCGGTTGAGTATCGGCTATCGTACATGAGTACACGTCACTCTAGGTGTACCGAAGAAGAACGTGAACAGCTTGCTCAAGCATGGGCAAGAATACTACAAGGGTAAGGTACATCTTACCCCCTATTTATTACGAGGAAATATGTTATGGCTATGTATCGTTACAATCTAAATAGTTTCAGTGATGTTGTAAAACATTACGACAGTATCAAACCAATCCGAGGTACAGACATACGCCCCCTTGGTGATCGTGCGCGTAAGTGGGAGCATATCGTCAAGGTCAATCGTAACAAGTATGTACTGACTCACATACTACCCAGTGATGATGCGGAGTATATCTACCAAGAAGATCGCAAGGGTATGATTTATCGTGCGCCTATCACATGGTTACGTGACCCAAAAACTGGTATCGAGAAAATCCGCATACGCAATGGCAGTGGTGACTACGCACATACGTCAACGTATTCATTCATTGACCGAGCAACACCCGACCCAATGTACTTCACCATTGACAATGGTAAGCAGTTCATACGTGCGCGTAACATGAACAACATATTGCAGACTCACTTCTTACCCAAAGGTAAGTGGGTACATGAAAAGTATTACGACCATTGGGTGAACGCGCACGATAACTGGTGGGCTAATTCACAAGTGTTTGTCAAGAACGATGACAAAGCGTACCTTGAGTTTGAGTTACAAGAGTTCAAGAATTCATCTACAGGTGAGTGGGATACGATGTACAAGCTAGTGCATGGGCAACACAAAGAACCTGTAACTCGTTATCGTATCGACAAGCAAGGCAAGAAGAAGTATGGGCAAGCATGTAAAGACCTTGTTGAGTGGGCGTGGACAATGAAAGACTTACTCGCTGACACGTACCAAAACGACTGGCAAGTACGCACACAAATGCGTGAACAAGCAGGTGAGTGTATTAACGTGAAGTCCGAGTTCTGTTCTATGTTACTCGATGAAGATGACGAGAGACGTACACCTACAGTTTCGTGGATACTGGGACAGATATCCACATACGACTACTACAAAACAATGCGAACGTCAGTAACCGATGACCCGCAGAAGTTCCGCAGACAGTTCAACAATCAGGTGAACGAGTTAGCAGGATTCAAGACCAAGCACAGAGAATTCATTGAAAAGGATAGATCAGTATGAACACAATATATAAAGACAACCGAGGCAACAAGAAAGATGTATGGCTCGTAGAGAATATGCAAAGACGCAAGGCTGAAAGCACGCGTGAACACGAACAAGCCATCATAGACCATAACGAACCACAGCGTGGGGAGTGGAATGAGTTTGTAAAACTAGCAACCGCACACCTACCGAAAGATGTTGTGCTTCATTACACGAATGGACAGCTTACTAGGTGTAGGTTGTACTTGCCTAATGACTTCATGGAGATGGGCGAGTTGTTTATGGAAGAGTTGAAGAACCCTGATGGTACAGTGCATGAAAGGTTTTATCATGTGACTAGTCACCACATAACTAACAATCGGTACTGTCCTTGGAATAGTCCTTGGGAGTTCCGTACCCGAACGAGTAAGTCGCTAGATAAAGCGATTAAGAATGCGCGTACAGCTATACGCCCTAACTCGTTAGCTGACGTAGCTAGGGTATCAGTCGATAATATGAAAGACTGTATAAATGATCTGCGACAAACGGCTCGCCTGAAGTTCCAACAAGCAACGAGTAAACTTGGGTTCAATACGTTTTACATTGACGAACCGCTACCGCCCATACTCGATGACATAGTACGTCAGACTGAAATGGGGTTGGTGCGTTTGAGTGATGAGGTAAATGACCTACTAACTGAGTTCCACAAGACTAGAGACAGACATAAGCATGTAGACCAGACCGAGTATGCTAGGTTGTGTTGGGTGCATACTAATCATGTGGGCGATCAAGTAGTTGAGACCCATAGAGTGCGTGTGGGTAGTGGCTCGTTACAGGAAGACAATGGTAAGGGTATTACTTCATACGACAAGAATTTCTGTATCCCTGACAAGGCAACATACTGTAACAATGTACCAGAAGATATACAACATAAGGTATCTGTGTTGAGTATGTTAGATGAGCGGGAGTATGTGGAAGAAGTTGGCTACAAGTATACAGATAGTGTATATTACATATTCGAAGAGGAGCGATAACATGGCTATGACCCCCGAGGGCAAGGTTAAGAAGAAGTGTGTCGCCTACTTAAAAGAGATCGGAGCGTATTACTTTTTTCCCGCTACAGGGGGATATGGTAAGAGTGGCGTGCCTGACATAGTAGGTTGTTATAAAGGTAAGTTCTTTGGCATTGAATGTAAGGCGGGTACGAACAAGCCTACTGAATTACAGAAGATGCAATTAAAACTAATAGCTGATGCAGGTGGCATTGCTATGGTGATCAATGAAAACACGTTACACAGTATGAGGTATTTGTTAAGTGACTGAGTTAGTATCAAACCCTGTAGTAAAAGCTGAATTAGAACCAATAGATGTAGCGATACGCAAAGAGCGTAGTCGTGTGTGGAAGTTAGAAGATGAGACAGGTGAAGACCAATGTTCTAATTGGTTAGAGTATCTATGCCGTGCTAAGGCACGTGGTGTGGAACATATTGTATTAAACTTTTGAGGAGATATAAGATGGTAGATGCAAGCCCCCAAGACTGGGACGAGTTGCGAAAGAATCACCCTAGACTTGTTAAGAAGTGGGAAGACTTTCGTGAAGAGTACCCAGATATGCAAGTTGATGACATGGTAGAAGATGTAGTCAACAACCCTAATCATTACAATACAGGTGGCGTGGAATGTATTGAAGGCATTGAAGCAAGTATGTCTGAAGA